CTACCCAAGCGCAATCAGGTCTTGGTCAGAAGATTGGACGCGGCAAGTGCTTGATTGTGCAGGGGAAAGTTGGTTGCTACCCAACTACCCAGAAAATTTGAACCATAGCACTTACCCTAAAGAAGTTGGAACCCAAAGCTGGCCAACACATTCACAAAACAATTTACCTTTCCACTACACTTATAAATAAATGGGTAGTTGGGTAGAGGTAGAGGTTTGTGAATGAAATCAATGGCTTAGCGCGTCCAATGTTCTGACCAAGGGTTGATTGCGCTTGGGTTGCTACCCAAAACCTAGTAGAAACCCTGTAAAGAGTCAAGAAATGGGGGTAGGGTTACCCCCATTTGGGTCAGCGGCGCCCTTTCATGGGGATGCTGGACAGGCAAACCTCCTGCCAAGTTTCGTAGCGTTCGGCGTTCTCAAGGGCGCGTTGCTTGCGCCTGTTGTCCTCACTGCGGCGGACGCATTCCGCGCGTAGCTCGGCCAGCCTCTCCTTGATGTGTGGTGGGATGGTGGAGCCTAGCTTGAGGGTCTTTTGATGGGGATTGAAGTGCTTACGCATGGTGTTTCACCTCCAGGTTGTGCGCTGTGCGAACAGATGTGTCGCGTTGTGCGCTGTGCGAACAAAAGCGTGTCAAGACTATGCTTGAAACGCATGGAATAGCCGCAACCCCCTCACGCTGAGGGAGTGCGGCTGAAAATGGGAATGCGAATGACTCGCATTCCAAAAGGGGGTAGGCGTACCCCCAATCACTCGAACACGACAGCCTTGCGAAGCTCGGCAACGAAGGCATCGAACTCAGCACGGGTCAGACCCTGCGCCACGATCGCGTCACGGGTCTGCGTGACGAGGCGGCGAGGAACCACGACAGGCTCAAGCGCAGGGCTGCGCGACACCGGCTGCTTGGGGTGCAGGCCAGCGAGCTTCTTGAGGCGCTGGTAAGGCGCGCTGTCCTTCTCGAATGTCAGCCACGCCTTGTTGAGTTGGCTGGCGTAAGGCGTGACATCCTCGCCGGTCTTGCGGGTGTAGTACTGCCCAATCGCCACGGCCACCGCGTTGCGGTACTTGGCATAGGGCATGGTGTGAGCGAGCTTGAGCAAGCCCTCAGCACTCACCTGCAATGCATCGCCGTGTTCGCACGAGGCGAATACCAGTTTCTTCAAGTTGTTCATAACGAACCCTCCAAAAGGAAAAGGGGGTAAGCGTACCCCCGATCTGCCGGTGGGCGATTTCCCAACCGACAAGGTCTATTATAGCAAACCGAGGTTTTCGGAAATTTGATTTTGGAGTATCTCGACCCCCACCATACCCCCTCCCCCCTGTATGGCAGCAAGTAGGGCGTAGTTGTGTGAACACTAATCCCCAACCACTCCCAGCATTTTTCCAAAACTCAACCAAACTCGCCCTAAATACCCAATATAGAAACCCACCCCCCTACAAAAATAAATACGATACCCCCGGGTATATTATAAAAAATTTAGACGAAAAAAAGCCCCGCGCTTTCCAGCCGGGGCTAACTCAGTCTTGCAACTGACAGGAGGAGAAACAAACGAAACAACGAGCCGCGCTTGCACACAACTCAAAGACTACTATACACTCCGCCCAATTCGGTCACAAGCCCCGCGTTGAAATGCTTGATCACCTGTTGGATTTCAAACCACCTGCGGCCACTCCCAAGGGCGTCACGCCGCTAGGCGACGCGCTGCCGCAGGAAATTGTGGACGCGCAAGTCAACACGGCTGATTGGCTGCAGGAAATGGGTGCCCCCACCACAGAGGATGCCGAAAAATCTGCCGCTGCTGCAGATGCGCAAAAGGCTTTTGCAGCCCTAGCCACCCAAACCCCAGAAGAGCAGCGCAAAGCGCTCGTTCAAATTAAAACTCCCGCTGCCGTGAGGCACCTCACGGGGATGCTGACGGCGTACGACTGGGAGTTTGTAGAGCAGGCCAAGGAGCTTCGGGGCTACGCGGTGGCCCAGATCCTGGAGGAGACCAAACACCCAGACGCCAAGATCCGTCTGAAGGCGCTCGACATGCTGGGCAGGGTCACGGAAGTGGCGTTGTTCACCGAGCGCATGGAAATCAAGAAGACCGACCTGACTGATGCCGAGATCGAGGCCAAGATCAAGGAAAAGATCGGGCGCTTCATGCAGGTGACCGACGTGGTGGACGCCGTCGAGCTAGACGACGTGGTGGAAGCGACCCCAGACGCCCCGCAAACGGGTGAAAACCAAGCTGATGAACCTCCAGCAGCTAACTAGCTTGACGCCACGGGAGCTTGCTGCCATCCAGGCGGCGCTGCCCACGCTGTCTATGCAGGAGAAGATGGAGCTTTTTGAGGCTCTGGAGGAAAAAGACCGCCGGATGTCGCGTCAGTTGGCTAAAACCAATCTTTTGGACTTTGCGCGTCATGTGTATCCCGGGTTCAAGGTCGGGCCGCACCACAGGAAGCTGGCCAGAATCTTCGAGGACGTGCTTTCGGGCAAGAAAAAGCGGGTGATCATCAACATCGCCCCGCGTATGGGCAAGTCTGAGTTCTCCAGCTACCTGTTCCCCGCGTATTTCCTGGGGCGCTTTCCCGAAAAGAAGATCATCATGGGCACGCACACGGCGGGCCTGTCGGAAGACTTCGGTCGCCGCATCAGAAACCTGATTGCCAGCGATGAGTACGCCGAGCTTTACCCCGAAACCATCATTGCCGAAGACCAAAAAGCCGCAGGCAAGTGGTCAACCTCCCGGGGAGGGCAGTATTACGCTGCTGGTGTTGGCGGTGCTCTGGCTGGTCGCGGTGCTGATCTGTTCGTTATTGACGATCCTCATTCTGAGCAAGACGTAAAAATAAATTCGAGGCTGGCTTTTGATACGGCGTGGAACTGGTTCCAAACGGGACCCTTGCAGCGCTTGATGCCCGGGGGTGCCATCATCGTCATCATGACGCGTTGGTCGTTGCTCGACCTTACGGGCCGCTTGATTGACTACCAGACCAAGAACCCCGACGCCGACCAGTGGGAGATCGTAGAACTCCCGGCCATATTAAATGACGGTACAGAGAATGAAAAATCTCTGTGGCCAGAACAGTGGCCGCTGGATCAACTCAAGTCCAAAAAGGCCAACCTTGACCCCCGCTTCTGGAATGCGCAGTACATGCAGCAGCCAACAGCGGACTCTTCGGCCATCGTGGGGCGGCACCACTGGCGTATGTGGCCAAAAGACGACCCGCCCACCTGCGAGTACATCATCCAGTCCTGGGACACGGCGTTTGAGACCAAGACCACCTCTGACTTCAGCGCCTGCACAACCTGGGGTGTGTTCTACAACGAGGAAGAAAACGACGCCCCGCAGGTGATCCTGCTCGATGCGTTCAAAGACCGCATGGCCTTCCCCGAGCTAAAACAAGTCGCGCTCAAGCACTACAAGGAGTGGGAGCCTGACGCGTTCATCGTGGAAAAGAAGGCCGCCGGGGCCCCGTTGATCTATGAACTGCGCAACATGGGCATCCCCGTGGCTGAGTACACGCCCAGCCGGGGCAACGACAAGATCGTGCGGATGAACGCCGTGGCTGATCTGTTCTTTTCGGGCAAAGTCTGGGCACCCGACACGCGCTGGGCCCGGGAGGTAATTGAGGAGATGGCGGCGTTCCCAGTAGGCGAGCACGACGACTTCGTGGACACTACGACCCAAGCCCTGTTGCGCTTTCGCCAGGGCGGCTTCATCAGCCTGGACTCTGATGAGCAGGATGGAAAATACTTTGCGCCACGCAAGGCGGCGTACTACTAAGGATTCAAGATGGCAACCAACATCGACAAAGCGCTGTATGGCGCTCCCGTGGGGCTGGAGGAGATGGCGCAGGCCGAGCCTGAGTTGGAGATTGAGATCGTTGACCCTGAAGAGGTCAACATTGGCATCGACGGGCTGGAGATCAGCCTTACAAAAGAAGAGCCCGAGCAGGGCGACTTCAATGCCAACTTAGCCGATGAACTGCCGTCGTCTTTCGTTGAGGGGCTTGGCTCAGACATTTCTGCAGACATCACGCAAGACGTGGGTTCTCGCAAGGAGTGGGAAAAAGCGTACGTCGAAGGGCTAAAGCTTTTAGGCTTGAACATTGAGGAACGCACTGAGCCGTGGAACGGCGCGTGTGGCGTTTTCCACCCGATGATCACCGAGGCTGTGGTCAAGTTCCAGGCCGAGATGATCACCGAGACTTTCCCCGCAGCAGGGCCGGTCAAGACCAAGATTATTGGTAAAGACACACCCGATGTGCAGGAAGCAGCCGTGCGCGTTGAGAACGACATGAACTACGAACTCACGGAAGTGATGAAGGAGTTCCGTCTGGAGCATGAGCGCATGCTGTGGAGCTTGCCTGCCACCGGCAGCGCGTTCAAGAAGGTGTACTACGACCCGAACTTGGGTCGTCAGGTCTCGATGTTTGTCCCGGCTGAGGACATCATCCTGCCGTACGGAACGACAGACCTGGACACTTGCTACCGCCTCACGCACGTGATGCGCAAGACCAAGAACGAGATTCTTAAGCTGCAGGCAGCAGGCTTCTACCGCGATATTGAGTTGGGTGACCCCGACAAGAACAAGACGGACATTCAGCAGGCCAAAGATAAGGAAACGGGCTTTCGCGACCTTAATGACGACCGCTTCACCTTGTATGAAGTACACGTTGATCTGAACATCAAGCAAGACAAGTACGGCGAAGGCGAAGACTCTGAGATTGCGTTGCCGTATGTGGTGACCATGATCCGAGGCACAAACGATGTGCTGTCAATCCGCCGCAACTGGCAAGAAGATGACTACCTCAAACTCAAGCGCCAACACTTCGTGCACTACCAGTACGTCCCCGGCTTTGGGGCGTACGGCTTTGGTCTGTTCCATCTTATCGGTGGCTTTGCGAAGAGTGCTACTTCTCTCATCCGTCAGCTTGTTGATGCTGGCACTCTTAGCAACCTCCCTGGCGGACTGAAGTCACGAGGCTTGCGCATCAAGGGGGACGACACCCCCATCGCCCCGGGTGAGTTCCGCGATGTGGACGTCGCTAGTGGGAACATCCGCGACAGCATCCTGCCACTGCCGTACAAGGAGCCCAGCCAAGTTCTGTACCAACTCCTTGGCAATATTGTTGAGGAAGGTCGTCGCTTTGCCGCCACCGCTGACATGAAGATCAGCGACATGTCGGCCCAAGCGCCCGTGGGCACGACGCTGGCCCTGCTGGAGCGCCAGCTTAAAGTTTTGACGGCAGTCCAGGCGCGCACGCACGACTCGCTCAAGCAGGAACTCAAGCTGCTCAAGAACCTGATCCGCGACTACACCGACCCGGACTACACATACGACCCTGAGTACGGTAACAAGCGGGCTAAGCAGGGCGACTACGACTTGGTCGATGTCATTCCTGTCAGCGACCCCAACGCAGCCACGCTGTCACAGCGTGTTGTGCAGTTCCAGGCCGCCATTCAGATGGCTCAGATGGCCCCGCAGATATATAACCTGCCGGAGTTGCACCGGGGGATGCTGGAGGTCTTGGGCATCAAGAACGCCGAGAAGATCGTCCCGCTGCCCGAGGACGAGAAGCCGATTGACCCCGTCTCAGAAAATCAAAATGTTCTGAAGAACAAGCAACTCAAAGCTTTCTTGCATCAGGATCACGACGCCCACATCGCTGTGCACAACATGATCATGCAAGACCCATTGATTGCGGCTCAAGTTGGTCAGAACCCGATGGCTCAGCAGATCGTGGCCGCGTTGCAGGCTCACATTGCAGAGCACGTTGGCTTCAAGATGCGCAAGATGATTGAAGCGCAACTTGGTATGGTGCTGCCCCCCGAGGACGAGAAACTTCCGCCGCAGGTGGAGATTGCGCTGTCTTCCATGATGGCGCAGGCGGCCAATCAGGTTGTGCAGCAGAACATGCAGCAAGCCGCAATGATGCAGGCTCAGCAGCAACAGCAAGACCCGGTGATCCAGATGCAGCAGCAAGAGTTGATGCTGCGTCAGAAGGAGCTTGAACTCAAGGCGCAGAAACTGGCCATCGATGCTACGGCAATGACGGACAAGCAAGCCCTTGAAGAAGAAAAAGTCAAGGCTGACATCCAACTCCGTGCCATGAAGACTGCTTCTGACATCGAGAAGGACAAGGCCATGATGACGGCCCAGAACGAGAAGGACGGCGTCCGCATCGGTCTGGAACTTGCCAAAGCCCGAGCAGAAGAAGCTCGTCCAAAACGGGAGCGCCCCGCTAAATGATTCAGGACTTCGCACGCGTATTGCGCGAACAAATACGCACCGACATGAACAACTACGCCGATGACATCGCGGGTGGAGTGTGTCGCAACTTTGAGGAGTATCAGAAGCTCGTTGGGGTGATCCAAGGTCTGGCCCTGGCCGAGCGTTATCTACTTGACCTTGCGAAGAAAGTTGAAGATGCAGACGAGTGAAGCGGGAATCATCCTCCCACCGGGCATTACTTTGCCCAAAGCCATCCAGCCCATCGATGAGCCGGATGAAAACATTCCTGCAGAGGACCGCGCCACCGCGCTTCCTGAGCCTGCAGGCCATAAGCTGTTGTGCATCGTGCCTGATGTTTCAGACACGTTTGAGAACTCCAGCCTGATCAAGGCCGACAGCTACATGCGTCAAGAAGAACACGCCACCACGGTGTTGTTCGTACTCAAACAAGGCCCCTCGGCCTACAAAGACCCCGAGCGTTTCCCAACAGGCGCTTGGTGTAAGCCTGGAGATTTTGTGCTAGTGAGGACTTACTCCGGTACTAGATTCAAGATCTTTGGCAAGGAGTTCCGTCTCATCAACGATGACCAAGTTGATGCTGTTGTGCAAGACCCTCGCGGACTCACCCGCGCTTGAAGGAGTGAAAGATGGCTATTGATAAAGAAGAGTACAAGTTTCCTGACGAGCAGGAAGCGTCAAATCAATCAGCGGCTGCTGCCGATGAGGTTGAGATTGAAGTTATTGACGATACACCTGAGCGGGATCGTGGTCGCAAACCCTTGGAAAAAGAGGTTGCTGACCCGACCGATGAAGAGATTGACTCTTACTCTGCAGGCGTGCAGGCGCGGATCAAGGAATTGACCCATGCCCGTCACGACGAGCGCCGTCAGAAAGAAGCCGTAGCCCGGGAAAAAGCCGAGCTTGAGCGTCTTGCACAGCAGCTTATCGATGAAAACAACCGGCTCAAGAAGAGCTATAACGAAGGCCAAGAAGTTCTGATTACCAGCGCCCGTAAGGAAGCTGAAACGGAACTGGATGCTGCCCGTCGGCAACTCAAAGACGCCCAAGAGGCTTTTGATACCGACGCCATCATTGCCGCGCAAGAGGCGCTGGCTGAGGCCAAGTGGAAGGTTGAGGAAGCAAAAAGATTTCGTCCGCAGTCTTTACAGCCTACGGAAAATCCTGTACAAACTCAGCAACAACCGCAAACCCAGGTTCAACCCGACGAAAAATCCCTGCGCTGGCAGGCACAAAACCAGTGGTTCGGGCAGCCGGGGTTTGAGGAATACACCAGCTACGCACTAGGGCTGCATCAAAAGCTAGTCACCGGGGGTGTTGATCCCCGCTCTGATGATTATTTCGACCAGATTAACGGTCGCATGAAGTCAAAGTTCCCCGAACTGTTCGGTGGTAACGAAGACAAGCCGAGAACGGGTGAGGTTCAAAAGAAACCCACAACGGTCGTGGCTCCCGCCACTCGCACAACGGGTGTCGGAAAGATCCGTCTAACTCAAACGCAAGTTGCGTTGGCGAAGAAACTGGGCCTGACCCCGCAGCAGTACGCTGCACAAGTGGCAAAACTGGAGAACCAAAATGGCTGAAACACAAAACCGTACCCCTCGTGATCTAGCATCACGCGAAAAATCTGCTCGTATGGTGTACACACCTTCGAGTTCACTGCCTGATCCGACACCTGAGCCGGGTTATGTGTATCGCTGGATTGCGACGCACGTCCTGGGTCAGTCCGACCCCACCAACGTGTCTAAGAAGATGCGTGAGGGTTGGGAGCCGGTAAAGGCGGTTGACCATCCTGAACTTATGCTGCCGGGTAACGAGAAGACTGGGAACGTGGAAATCGGTGGGCTCATGCTTTGCAAGATGCCTGCTGAGTTGGCGCGCTCTCGGGACGACTACTACGCCCGTCAAGCACAGGCTCAGATGGACTCAGTGGACAACCACTTCATGCGAAACAA